AATAGGTTTCCGTCTACTGCTAGGGTGTTTAGGTTTAGGCTGTGAAATAAGACCTCATAAAAATACGAGAGAGAACCTTCTTCCAAGTCTTTCCTGTACTTTTGGGCTGCTGCTAGGAGGACATAGCTAAAATACTCAGCGTCCATCCAAGCTCCTTTGACCAGCCAAAGAGAATCAAGTATTTCCTTTCTTTTTGCCATCGTATATAGTTATTTATTTGTACTAAGAAAAAGGTATCAGTTTACCGGTGCTTTCCAAAATAAATAAAATAAAGCATTAAAGCGCAAATGGTGCAGACTACCGTAAAGCTTCAAATAGATCCTAACAACAACTCTTTAACCTTTAGTAAGAACTTTAGGATATTTTCGACCAATGATCCAGTCAAAGGTATAACTGAGTTTACTGAATTCATTGAGGATCTAATATTCGGTTCGCCAGGCGCAATCGATCTAACTAATCTCATCCGAAAGATAAGATATTCCAGGAACAAGCTGGACTGGTCTCTCTGGTATGAGGTAGAACCAGGAAACATAGGCGACGCTGCAAACATGATCTTGGATCCAACTGATCCCTTTTATTTTCAAGTCAAGTATGAATATGATGATGGTACTGCTAACGAGATGCCTTCAATAATCCAAGTCAACGAGATAAAGCTTAGGTTCAAGGCAGCACCAGGCACAATAAACGTCTTCACACCAGGCGTCAAGTGTTCGAACGAGACGTACTCTTCGATAATAGCTAACCGCGATCCAAGTTTTAGGCCATACGAAGTAGACAGCGCGATCAACATGTTCAAAGACCTGTCCTTCTTTACCAATCAGATATATGGTCATCAAGTAGTTTACTTTAGGACCCTACCTGAATCGGACAGCGGAGATTATGTTTTCAAGGAATGGACCCTATACAAGAACGTGGATCGCAAGTGTGTAAAGGTAGTCGTTCCAAACAACGCTTTTCCCGAAAACACTCCAAAGTTTACTGAATTCGGTATGGATTTTCAGTTACCTTTTGAGATTCACATTGACCATAAGTATTTTCAATCAATATTCGGTTCCTGTTCCGAGCCAAGAAAGAGAGACTTTCTCTACTTTCCTTTAGTAAACCGTATGTATGAGATACAAGGTTCTTATTTGAGCCGCGGATTCATGATGGAACCTATCTTTTGGAAAGTTCAGCTCAAAAAGTTCAATCCAAACATCGATATGCTGCTTACTGATACTACTAGAAGCTTCCTAGACAACGTAATAGTGAACGCAGAACAGCTCTTTGGCGAAGAAGTAGAGAAAGATATCAAGGACAGCACGATGCCAGAACAGTATCAAAAGATAACTACTACTTTTGATTCTTCTAGAAAAGCAATCCATCCAGACGTGATACAAAGACCTCTAAAATACACATTTAATTTTGCTCCTCTAATCGAGAACTATTATGACTTGGGTGGAGTTCCTCCAAACGATATCGTTGCCGAGCTTTTATCAGAGTCTCCAGTATTAAGAACAACGCAATCCGTTGAAACTCTAGCAAACCTAGACAGCCCAGCTAACCCCTCAAACGATGTGATAATCGCATACGAAGGAAGTCAGCTCTATGCTACGTGGAGAAACGGTGGACTCTTAACAAACGACAAGAACGTTAAGAACACGAGCTTTAGATACTGTAGGGTAAGGGGACCGTTTGACACGATTCCTAATCACGAAGGAGTTTCCGAGCAGGGTAGATACATTAGGGTTGAGGCATATCGCGACCTAAGTTTCAAGGATCAGCGAGACATCTTGACAGACACCGTTTCTGGAAAGACTATCGCAACCTTCAAAGTAAGGGAACCCGCAATAGTCTATAACGCTACTCCTAAGTTCAATAACACCACTGATCGAAACCTAAGCTTCACCTGCTTATTCAACGTGCCAAGTTCAGGTGGACCCATAAACTTTATCGATGGCTTCGACAGCGAAAGCCAGTCCGGAATCCAGATCACCGGTAACTTTGCTAGATACATTGGTAACGAACCGGAAGGTTTGTTGAACCTTACAGTAAAGGTAAACTCGCAGATCAAGAACTACTCTATTGCTAACTTCGTCAGCTCACAATGGCATGCGATAGTAGTTTCAATCTCTAACGAGTTCTTACAGTGTGGAGCTTACGTCTACAAGATAAACGAGGATCCTAGCGACATCATAAATCACAACGATTTTGTTCCTATCTTACAGAGTACATCGTCCTTCACGCTCACCCAGTTTGAGATAGATCAAAACTATATTCTTCCTAACTCTAACCTGTGGATAACCAACATAAGAGTATTTAACACGATGTTGAAGGAGGAAGAACATGACTTCATCCTAAGTCAACAGTTCCTCAAGGACGAGTCGATGTTAGCCCTTATCGATAACTGTAGAGTTCAGACTAACCTACCATACATCGCCAAAAACAGATAATAAGAATGCAAAGAAGCAACAACGAAAATATCAAGAATGCCAACACTCAGGACGTGTTCCTAAGAAACGCAACTCTTTCTCTATTGGACTTACTCAATCGCGAGATAATCATTTACCTAAAGAGAGGAGACAAGGTAGAGGAACACTCAGTTCCCATCTTTTACAACTTTGGTGGTGACGAAGGCTTTATGAAAGATTTCTTCTTAGAACTGCCTACTGACTGTAACTATCCAAACTTTGCCGAGGGCAATTACGAACAGATGCCTCGCGGAGTCATAACCCTAGAATCCTTTCAAGTAAAGACTGGGGACCTTACTAACAAGTTCGTTAGGGGTAGCTTTAACCAGGAGACCAGGGACGAGAACGATCAAAAGCAGACCAAAGCATATTCGTCTAGGCTTTTCGTTTTACCCTTAAGCCTTACTTATTCTCTAAAGATCGAGAGCGATAACATCAATAAGACCTTTAAGATAATCGAAAGGATATTCGATTTCTATTACAAGAATCAAGTTAGATACTTCCAGTTTAGGGGTACTAGGATTCCAATGCAGATAACTTTTCCTGAGACCGCTCAGTTTCAAAAGAGTTACAACTTTACGTACAACGATGCAAACATCGTTACTACGAGCTTAAGCCTTAATGTCGAGACCTATTTCCCTAGCTTCGACGATCACTCCACCTTCTACAAAGGAAACAGAATAGATCAGTTTAACTTGAGACAAGGGCAGGCTCAGACTGGTTCTGCTCTATCCGATTCGTGGGTAGACATTGACTTCCCACCAAGCGAATAAATAAAACTATATGGAAACTAGAATAGCAAGCTTTACTGAATACCTAGTCGAAAAAGAGATGTTTTCTGAATCAATAAGGTATCACGTCTCAAACAACCTTTCGATACTTGAATCGATCTACAGACCTGGTAGCACAGCCCATCTAGACATCCTGGTTGAGGCTAGGCTCGCCTTTGATTCTGGAAAAATGAGGTTTAGTGGAATAGATCAAAAGCTTCTTTCTGAGACCGAACTCGGTTCGGTTGGTTTCTATCGTGGAAGACGAGTTATATTGGACCTTCCTCTTGAAGAACTAGAATTAAACGAGGAGAAGAAACCTCGTCTAAACTATCCAAAAAGAGGAGGCACCAAAAAGTACCATGTATACGTCAGAAACCCCAAGACAGGTCGGATCATGAAGATCGCATTCGGAGACGTACACGGCGGACTTACGGCAAAGGTATCTAACCCAAAGGCAAGAAAGAGTTTTGCCGCCCGTCATAATTGTGCCGAGAAAAAAGACAGGACTAAAGCTGGCTATTGGGCCTGCCGAATAAACAGATATGCCCACCTTTGGGGAGGAAAAACTTATCCTGGATACTGGTGATGATTTATACTGACCTCGAAATAGAAAACGATACTCTGATTCGAACCTTTGACGAATCGATAGATCCAATAGAGCTAAAGTGGCACAGGGACGATGAAGACAGGACTGTCGTTGCAATCGAACCTAGCGATTGGAAGATACAATTAGAAAATCGTTTGCCTTCGAGTTTAGAGACTCCAGTCTTTATCGAAAGGGGCGAGTGGCACAGACTGATAAAAGGAACCGGTAAACTTACCGTAAAAATAATAAAAAGCGATAACCCATGAAAAACCTATTGAACTACAAACAATACTTGATACTTGAACGAGGTTCAGAGTCCTGCCCTATTGCCACTCAAAATCTAAAGATAAACACTCGTAATCGTAACCATGCAATCGAGGCAGAATGGATAGAGTATGGACCACTCAATGTTGATGAGCCTGCAGGTTATTGGGAACATCTAGCTGACCATTGGAAAACATCAGTTGAAGCTGCCATGAAATCTACCTGTGGAAATTGTGTAGCCTTTGATATATCTCCACGAATGCTAGATTGTATGCCTGGCAAAGTCAGCGACGATGATGGGATGTTGGGTTACTGTTGGATGCACCACTTCAAGTGTCATTCAGCGCGTTCTTGCTATACTTGGGCAAAAGGTGGACCTATCACCGAAGACTCAGTGTCAGCAGACTGGCAGTCTAAAAACCAACAAAAGATCGAGGAGAAACGTAAGACTAAAAACTCTCCAGACTGGCACGATTCTGATGCCCCAGATGCTAAGGGCAGATTCAAAAAGCTTGGAGTCAAAGCTCTTGCTGCATGGTTGATTAGGACCAGAGGCGGAGACATGCGCAAGATAACTGGCAGTCTAAACCAACAAATAGTATTCAATCGTAACGACGATCCATCATACGCTAAGAAGATGGAAAGCGTTAGAGAAGAGGTGAAAAGGCAGCTTGGAAAAAATAAGAAGAAATAATGTTAGTTTCATTTGATCAGTATTGCTTGTTAGAAAGCAAAAAACAAAAGGCTCACCCTAGACAGTACAAAGCTCCTGAGGGTAGCACTAGAGACAAGAAGCTCGACAAGGCAAAGGAACTTCTTAAGTCTGGTAACAAGGCAGCTGCTTATGCGCTTCGCGACGAGATGGAAGAGAAGGCGAGAAGTCGTAAGGACTGGAAGAACGTGCCTAGAAAAGACTCAAAGGTAAACGAAGCCAAGTCTTCTAGGAACCTAAGCAAAGAAACCTTAGCCAAAATCAGAAAGGTTGCAACCAAAAAAGGTTATTCTTTTGCCGACTTGAAAAGAGAATACATAAAAGGACTAGGAGCTTTCTATTCTTCTGGTTCTAGGCCTGGAATGACCGCTCACCAGTGGGCAATGGCAAGAGTAAACTCAGCGAGTCCAAGCAAGCCTTGGGCAAACGTTAAAAAAGTAAAGAAGTAACTAGATGCTATTAAACGTAAGACAGAATGGATTCGTGCTCTCGTTTCCGCCAGATTTCTTTGCACCAGAGATCAAAGAAAAATACAAGCAGTATTTTCAGAGCTTGATCCTGCCTTACGACACGATCGAAGAGTTCATGTCATCAACCGTCCAGTCTATAAACTGGCCAGGTTGGACCATGCAGACAGTCGCTCAGACTAGGTTATTGGGTAAGCAACAGGAATACAAGAGTTCAAAGCAAGTCGTAGACCAGTTCTCTAGAGAGTTTACGATAACCTTTAAGATGACCGATGCTTACCTTAATTACTTCATCTTTTTAGAAAACGGTCTCAAGTATCTAGATTTCCAAACAAAGGAGAGAACCTTTTCTCCAATGAGGCTTTCCCTGTTAGATAACGAAGGCTACTTAGTCTCGTCTATCATATTCAAGAATCCTATCTTGACTTCACAGGACGGGTTCAACTTGTCATACAGCACAAATACTCCAGATTTCAAGACGTTTACCGCAAAGTTTTCATACTTTACATTCGATATAGAACTTGATTTTGATTAGACTTTAATAAAGCCTATTCCTCCATAGTGACCGCCAAAATCAGGCCTCATTTCTAAGTATTCGATCTTTTCTCCTTCAAGCTCTTCCCAAAGCTGATCTACTCTACAGTTGGCGTTTCGGTGGAACTCAGTATCCTTTATGTCATGGAAACCAATCCAGCCTCCAGGCTTAACGTATTGCTTATAGTGCTCAAAATCGTCTTTTACGCCCTCGTAGGTGTGATCACCGTCGATAAATAAGAAATCTAATTTTCTATTACCGATGATCCCAGCGATCCTCTCTTTAGATTCTATTGAGTGAGAATCTCCATGAATCATGTGAACGTCAGAGCCCAGCGATCTAAGATAGTCGTCTCGCTTAACTACGTCATAATCGTCCCTTCCAAAGAGTCCATGCGGCATGTCTAAGGATATTCTAAGTCCGTCTTCTTTAGCTACCTTGCTCCATATCGCAAAGGTTCCTCCCTGATCGGTTCCAATCTCCATAAAGTCTTTTATTCCAAGAGAACGAACGAATTGAGTCGCTCCTAAGATCTCCTTGTGGTTCTGAACCATTCCCATCTGATAAGATTCTTGAACGATAGTTTCGTCGGTCTTAGTAGACTTTCCAAGAACAAAATATTTCTCTATTTCTAGGGTGACATCCGATCCTTTTA